GCCAAATGGCGCTCTAGCATCCCCTCCATTGCGCTGGCGGCGTCATTGCTGGCCTTGCCCATCGCCGTATCGCCGGCAGCAAATGCCTTGTTGGAACCCTCGCGCAGAACGTCGATTGCATCGACCGCGTGCGCCGCGTCGAAGTTCGGCTGCTTCAGCGACTCGATCATCTTCGGGATGTCGTCTTTGACCAGGCCGGGGAAGCCTTGGGCCGCCCCTTGATACTTCTGCGCGATGGTGTCGAGCGCCTGTGTGTACGGCGCGTCGGCCGCCACCGTGCCGGTGCCCTTGATCGCTTCGTAGGCTTTGCCCGCGCTCTTGCGGATGCCCTGCAACGCCTCAGCCGTCAGCGGGGCATCGGTGGGAGCGCCGACGGCCTTCGCGGCGAGTTGGTTGGTGATTGGCTGATTCTTGGCAGATGCCGCCTGCGAAGTCTTGATCTTGCCGGACAACCCTTCGAGCAGAGAATTGGTGAGCGACGGATTGATTTCGGTCGGCGGAAGTTTATAGCCTGCGCCCAGCGCGTTGCTTACCGCGGCATCTTTCCCCGCATTGGCGACCTGATTCGCCGCGCCCCGCGAAACGAGGGCATTCGCGCCCATGTTCAACAGCTTCCCGGTTCCGGCAGCGGCGCCGCCGAGTGCTCCGCCAACCAGCGCATTGTGGGCGACACTCTCGCCTGTTGCGGTCGGCTGAATCGCGCCCAGCCCGGCCCCCACCGCGGCGGCGCCTCCGATTGAAGCTGCGCCGGGGATGAAAGCAGCAGGCAGGGCTGCGGCGATATTGCCCACAACGTTCCCGGCCGAGCCCGCGCCCGTCATCAGCGGGGCGTCGCGGCGCTTCATTTCGTCGATATCCGACTGCTGCGGCAGGCCCATGCGGCTAGAAAGCGTCGGGGCTTGCTTGCCAGTAATGAGCCCTGAAAGGTTCTGCTGCGCAGGCGCGACCGAATCGATCGCCTGCCCGATGCGCTGGCCGACGCCGCGCACCATGTCAGGCACGGCCTTGCCGTAGCCGGCCACGAACTTCTGAACGCCGCTCATGTCGCCGGCAACCGAATCGCGCACCTTCTGATCGAAAGCGTCGGATTGGGCTTGCGCTGCGGCACGGGCGCCACCAAGGCTCGTGTGGAACTGCTGCAACACCTGATCCTGGGTTGCAGAATCCGGCGCGGTCACGTCATAGGTCGAGCCGTCCGGCCCGGTCAGCCGGTACTTTGCCATTACTGCACCTTCTCGATCTTCCAGCCAGCCGGCACCGCGGGCGCAGCACCACCCGGCGAGCCGTTGGCATCCGTGTAGCTTGGCAGTGTCGAGTCCGGCAGACCAGCCGCGCGACGCTGCTGCAACAGGGCGTCATGCTGCGCGCCCATCAGATTCCGGTACTGCTGAATCACGCCCTTCAACTGCGCCGGGCTCTTGGCGTTGCCCATCAGCTTGGACAGTTCCTCGCGCTCGCTCACGCCGCCCCCACCCGCGACGATGGCCTTGACCACTTCTTTGCTGACCACATCTTTCGCGGCGTCGAAATTCGTCGGCGCGGGGTTACCCGTCTGCTGCGCGTAGGCGTTGCCAACCTTGTTCACGATCTGAAGATTCTTGTTGTCCAGCGCATCGACCAGCGTGTTCAGTTGGTCCAAGTGCTGGCCGGCGACGGCAAACGAGCGCATTGAATTGCCGAGTTGCCCGGTCCCGAAATCGTTGGCAGCCTTCTTCTTGGCGGTGACAGTGGTCGAGTCATATTGGGGATTGATCTCCATGACCCGACCGAGGATTCGCTGATTCTTGGGGTTCAGGAGCGCCATGCCGGTGGGCGGCTGAAGTTGCCCGCTCGCAATCCCTTGCGCAGTGCGCTCGCCGTTGTCGTCCAGACCGCCGCCAGGTGCAACGCCGGCAATCGTCATCTGAGTCTGTCGGCTCAGTGCCGCGCGGCTGTTCTCTCCCGCCTGCGCCATGCCAGCGGTTTGGACGTGCGTCTTGTTGGTGGCGGCGTTGCGCGCGTTCTCGCCGGCCTGCACATTGTTCGCAATCAGCAGTGCCTGCTGCTGCTTCAGCGTGTCGGTTGCCGACTGACCGCCTTGCAGCGCTTGCTGCTTCCATGTCTCGAACCCGCCGGGCTGTTGTAGCGCCTGCTGGAATCGCTGATAGCCTGCGAGCCCCTGCTCGGCCGTGAAAGCCTTGCCCGGCCCCGAGTTCTCGATGATCCACTGCGGCACTTGCGACGGGTCGCTGACGGCCGACAGTTTCTGCACCGCAAAGTCGTGGCTCTTGACCTGCGTATCGAGTGAGTGCATCGCCGCCAACGAATCCTGCTCGCCGGCCTTCGACTTATTCAGGCCGATTTCGCCCTGCGTCTTCTGGTTGTCGTAGATCGCCTTTTGGTAGTCCTGCGCCTGCTTGTAGAGGCCGGCTTTCTGCAAACCTTGCAGGTTCGCGCCCGTGTCGCTGCCGAACTGCATCGTTGCCTGGCGCAGCGCGTTCTGATCGGCCAGACCTTGCCGACCCTGCTGCAACTGCAGTTGGTTCAGTTGCGAGGCTTGCGCCTCTTGGTCGTAGTCGGCTACGCTCTTGGGCGGGCGCAGCAGGTTCTGATAGATGCTGGTGTCGATTGCCATGTCGGTCCCCGGTCAGCCGTACCAGGGCTCGGCAGCCGAGCCGCCCCACGCCCCCGTCGATCCGCTGCCGCCCGTGCCGCTGTTCCAGTTCGTGTAATCGGGCTGTGCCGTGGGGGCCTGGTAATTCTTGTACGCGCTCACGCCCTGGTTCAGAGCGTTCCCCCATGCATTGCCGCTGGCAATGGTGGCCGCGCCTTGCGCGTTGGCGGCGCCCATCATGTTGTTGCCCGCCTGCGTGGCGAACTGGTTGCCATAGGCCGACGTGTTGTTCGCCGACTGCTGCCCAAGGCCGGCAGCGCCCATCAACTGGTTGTAGACCTGCTGATTGCCCGATTGCAGGTTGTTGAACGCATCGTTGTACTTGGTCGTCGCGTAGTCGGTGCCGTAGCGTGCGAGCGCCTTGCCCTGCGCGCCGCTGTAGCTCATGCCGCGGGCGTTCAGTTGGCGATTCAGCGCGTTCTGCCCCTGGTCCAGACCGAACTGATAGCCCGGCGTCGCCATGACTTCCTCGGCGGTCGGAACGTGGCCGAGCGAGCCGTAGCCACTCGCCGCCGTGCCGTCAGACCCCGCCAGGCCAAGCCGCCCCAGCAGGGCATTGAACGCACTGGTGCCGCCCGTCGTGAACGGGGCATTGCGCGCGACGGTCTGATCGTACTGCTGCTGCTGCAGCGCAGTAGCCGCGCCGGCCGCATCGCTTTGCGCGCCCGCCGCGCTCTTGGCCGAGCCGCTCGAAATGGCGGCGCCGGCAACGCCAGCCCCCGCAACCGCAACTGCTACCCAAGTCATTTTTCGCCCCCTTCGATCTTCAAAACTTCGGCCATCGTCAACAGCGGCACGTCGTCATAGCTCTTGGCGATGACGTGCTCCTCGATCTTGTCGAGGTCGGTTTCTTCGGTGACGTGGTACGTCGTCCAAATGGTGTCTTCATGCGCCAACACCACCCGCTTGGTGCCCACCTTGCTTGTGAAAGTGGTGGGTCCAATCAGGTCCGATTCGCCAAACTCTGTATAGACCGTCACATGCCCGCGGCTGATCGTGTTGATGTGCGCGTGCTTGTGAATCTTCCCCACCACCAACGAGCCCTTGGGCAGCAGGATTTCCCGCGCATACAGCCCCGGCGCGTAGTGATGTTGGAGCGGGCAATCGATCTGCGGCATGTTCCGCATCTGCGCCTCAAGCTCCAAAATCTTCTCGCGCGGCGTCCGCGGGCGTGCGATCACATCGAGCATTGACTGCTCGTATTCGACAACCTGGACCATCAGCCCCCCAGCGCCACGATGCGCGCCGTCAGCGCCTCAATCGTCGTCTGTTGCGCGTTCACCAGCGCCGCCAGTTGCTCTAGAGGCCGGTGCCACTCGCGCGTGATGTAGAACTGCACCGGCCTGCCGTCAGACCCCGTGAACGACACGAGCGCCACGTTCATCGGCTGAATCTGAATCTTTGCCATCACGCCGCTTCCAATGCACAGCCACACTCGATAAAATGTGGCCTATGAATGAAACGTGGAAAGCAGTCCCCGGCTTTGAGGGCTCCTATGAAGTTAGCGATTTGGGTCGGGTTAGATCTCTTGACCGGCTTATCAAGTCTGGAAGGACGACAGGAAATAACAACGGAATGCAGTCCACGAAGGGGCGTGTTCTTAAGACGCCGCCGAACTCTTTCGGCTACCCGCACGCCCAACTCGGGAGAGGGAATTCTCGTCACGTTCACGCGCTTGTTTTGCTGGCGTTCCGCGGACCACCCCCCAATGAGATGGTTGGATGCCACAACGACAACAATCCTGCGAATTGCAGACTTGACAACCTGCGGTGGGATACCCAGAAGGGAAACCTCAAAGATAAAGTTCAGCACGGCACGCACCCGGCCGGAGAGAAAAATGGATCCGCGAAACTGACTGCCACACAAGTTCGAGCGATTCGCGCCGACCCGCGTGGCGCTGTAGCCATCAGCCGCGATTTCGGCGTATCCCACGCCGCCGTCAGTCGCATCAAGCTTCGGGAGACTTGGACTCATATTCACTGAATATTTACGTTGATGATGGCGAACGGGACATCGTCAGTGACTCTTATTTGCCAAATACGATCGCGCGCCGAGCCGAGCCGCAGCCATCGTGCGCGGGCCTGCTTCTCACCCACCGCCCCGAGGGTTGCAGTGCGGTAGTCGCTCCACGAATAGCCGCCGTCGTTCGAGTACCTGAGCGAAGCCTTGGCCTCGCTCTGCCCCGCTTTGCCGAAACCCACCGTGCAGTCGAGCTCGAACCGCGCGAACGCAATCCGATCAAGTTGTGGCGTCGCGTAGTGCGGGCTGACGCGATCGCGCGCCAGCACATCCCCGGCGTTGGTGTTCGCGTCCACGTCGTATTCGTAGATCACATCATCGTCGCCGGTAATCAGGTGCTTGCCGTAGCAGTAGGCGTGGAACCTGCCCCGGTGCTGTTTGTAGTCTCCTAGCACCAGTTCGGCCCGCTCATGCCAAAACTGGCTCGCGGCGTCATAGCACCATGTCGTGTCGAGCCCCGGCACTTGCAGGCAGTAGAAGCTGTGCCCGCCCTGCTGGTAGGCATAGGCGACCGCCTGGCTCACGTCGTTGCCTTCGCTGATCGCGCGTTGGATGGTTTCTTCAACAGCCATCGTCGAGATTCGCACCGCGCGAAACCCCTCCATCTTGTAGACAAACCCGGCCCCGCGCTCATCGCGGCCGAGCCAGAACGCGGAGTTGTCCAATTCCTTGACGCTGTGCCGCGCCAGCAGCCCAACCTCTAGGAATGCCCCGCTGTTGCGTTCGAGCGGGAAATCTGCCGCGCCGGTGTCCTGCCAGATTTCGCCGGACACCTCGCCGAGCAGAACGAGCACTTTGTTCGTGACGACCTGGCCGACGAGTTTGTCAGGGCTGGCGTTCGCCGTGGCGAAGTCAAGAGCATCCAGGGTCAGTGCGTCCTCTAGCGCGCTGATGTAGAACGTCTGACTGTTCGGGTCGATGAAGGTGAAGTAACCATCGAGGTATTCGACCGTGTACGAGCCCAGCCAGCCATCCGAGACAATCTCGGTGAAGACCCCGGACAGCAGGTCATAGACATAGCCGTGCAGCCCATCGACAACGACCAGTTGCGTCAGGCCGATCTTCATTCCGACCGTGCCGCGCGAGGTGTGCAGCAGCCCCAGGCTGGTACGTGCTCCCGCGGGGCTCACGCTGTACAGCGTGTCGTCCACCACTGTGAACAACCGCGTGCCGGCCGTGTTTGCAATCAGTCCGCGTGCCATGTCATTCCAGGATGATCTTGCCGCCGCTCTCAAGCAGCAGGAATGCGCCGTCTTCGAGCAGCAGGTAACCCAGCCCTTCCGGGGCCGGCACGGCGCTGAATTCGGTCAGGCCGGGCGTGCTGTCCAGATACGCCGTTGCTTTGCCGCCCGCCACCTCATGCACGACGACGTGCATGTTCACGGCGCGCTGCGTGTCGGCCTTCCGAGCATTCAGCGTGTAGGAGGGGCCAACGAACTTCACCACGCCCCCTGAATCGCCAGCATTTCAACGTCGGTCTTGGCGACTTCGTAGATCAGGAACGAGGTCGCGGTCATCTTCGCGGCACCCGATCCGCCTGGGCCGCCGAAGTACCAAGGCCGCGGCGTGAAGGTCAGGTGTCCCGCCCCATAAATCCCGTTGACGGTTCCAGTCAGGAACGAGCCGTCGACCAGAATCGTGTTGATGGTCGTGTCATCGGCGAGGTCCGCGCGATCCCATCGCGTTGCCAACTTGTGGTCGAATCCCGCCTGCCCAAACAATGTGCAACTGAACCCCTTGCGGTGCGTGGCGTCGTTGACTACCGCGCTATCCCAAGAAGGATTCGAGTTGTTGAAGCTCGCAAACCCGCCATCCTCGGAGCCGGCCGACGACTGGCCCAGCAGGTAGAAATACTGTGCCCCGCTCCCGCCTGTGTTCAGGTGCAGGTTCAGGAAACAAGTGATGCCGACCGGACTTCCGCTCAGGTCGTCGCTGTGGAAACTGACGCCCGCCGAGAAGTCCGCGTGTCCGAGGTACACGCCCGAGCCCACGATGTTCGGCTGGCCCGTGAAAAGCGAGAAATGATGCTCATGCCCTGACGAGTCGAACCACCGTGAAACGTAGGCATCACCACCCGCCGCGTGTGTCAGAAGCGACGCAACGTCGAGCGTTCCGTCTTCGAGGAAATAGATGTCTTGCTCGACGCCATCGGACAGGCGCTTTGCGGTGATCGCCGGCCCGGAGTAGCACTCCCAATACCGCGTCAGCGTCAGCGTCGCCCAGGTGTCCGTTTCCAGCGGGTGCAGGCTTTCGCAGCTCGGCGGGACCGTGATCGTCGTCGTCGCGGTTGCCACCACCCGCAGCGGCCCAAAATCAATGCGCGCTTGGTTGACCGCCGTTCCGGCCCCTGCAAAGGTTCCGGTGATCGTCAGCGTCGCCGACGAGTTGATCGGCCAGGGTGAAACAACTATCCCAGCCACCAACTCCGCCGCGGTTGCCGACGCCGGCCCTGCTGCACCGCCCGCATAAACGATCGTGCAGGCCGTGAAGGTGAAGCCGGCCGGCAGCGCGTCGCTGATCGTCGCACCGTCCGCAATCAGCGGCCCGGCGTTCGTCGCCGTCAGCGTGTAGGTCTGCGTTTCGTCTACGCCGATTTCGGCCAGGTCTTGGGTCTTGGTCAGCGTCAGGCCGGCCACACTGAAGGGGACAAGGCCCGGGATCGACTTCAGGAACTGCTTGGACTTGCCCGACCCGCTCTCGACGTTGGTGACGAGCAGGTTGATGGAGCGTTGCGTGTCGGCCTTCTTGCGCTTCAACTGATACGAGCCGCCGACGAACGGAATCATCAGCCCGCCAGAATCGCGTAACGGCCGGGCAATGGGGGGTCACCGCCAACATCGAGTTGCGGCATGGTGAAGTTGGCGCGCTTCAGAATGCGCCGGGCGGCCCGCGCCTTTTGCGTCGTCATCGGGTGGGGTTCGACGTTGAACTTTCGCGCCACCTCTTCAGCCAGCGTCAGGGCAAGCGCCCGCCGATAGCCTGGCGGCATGCTGAAGGTGGTTGTCGTTGCGGCGAACTGCGCCACCGGCAACTGAAGGTTCAAGTGAACTTCGCACGCGCCGCGCGGCCAGAAGAACACCGACCCTGTTGGGTATGTGTCGTTGTACATGCACACGCGCGGCCACGGGCCATCCAGCCCCTTCAGGGCAATCGCGTTGTACTCGACCTGCGACACCACTTCGAGCGGATAGTCGATGTCTCCGACGCGTACGAAGCAGCCATCCTCAAGGCGCACCGGCCGCGCAACGTTGATATTGAGCGTCGGGCCGATGGTCAGTGAGGTAGTGTTCGCCGGCAGGGTCGCGGCGATCTGCTGCGATGCGAAGATCGTCAGCGGCTCAAGCCGCCAAGAGTCGATCAGCGAATTCAGCGCATCTAGGCACAGCCCCGCATCGTCGGCGTTTGGGGTTTCGCCCGCGCCGATGACACCAAGTTCCTGCATCGCGTCGATGATGATGTTCAGGACGGTTGCCACTCGCTCCCCCCCTCTTGCTGCGTCAGGTAGCGATGGAAGTTGCCCGGATACACAGCGTCTTTCGTGTGGTGGTCGAGCTGCAAGTCAGGAACGATCCATATCTGCCCGCACTTCTCGTTCCAGTTGCGCGAGAACGCATAGTCCTCGCCGTACCAGCAGCCTTTGTGCACGCCGTGATTGAACAGGTCCACCGTCAAGGTGCCCTCTTCCACGTACTGCAAGTCGGGGTAGTGGTACATGAACTTGGACACGGCCTCGCGCGTGATCTTCAGGAACCCGGCGGGCACGCAATGCGCCAGCACAGCCCCATCCGAGCGAACCTGCGGCTTCTGGTGAACGTCGGGCAGCAGGTAGCCCATGTATTCCTCGGGCTCGCGCTTGAATCGATACGTGCCGGCGACCACATCGCCAGGGGTTTCGATCAGCGTGAGCAAGTCCTGCGGGCGCCAGCTCATGTCATGGTCGATAAACACGATCACATCGGCGTGCGCATCCTGCGCCTTGCGCAGCATCGTCGCGCGGGCGTGGCTGATGTAGGGACAGCCGATGCTGTTTGCCATCCCCTCTTCCCAGCCGGCAGCGTGGATCAACGGGATGGAGGCGGCGAGGCTGTCGAGACACACCTGATAAGGCTTGGTGATCGTCGGCACACAGAAGATGACCTTCTTGCGCTTTGCCTCGCCGCCACTCATCAGACGGTCGCCCAGATGCCGAGGCCGATCAGCGTGTTCTGGATTTCCTGCAGCGTCGCCAGTTGCGTCGCGCCGAAGGACGAGCTGACCGACTGACCGGAGGTCGCGTGGACCGCCGAGCTGTAGGGGCGCTGGATGACCGGTACCTTGCCGTAAACGGCAATCTTCTCGGTGGCGGACTGGCCCCAAATGGAGCCGTCCGGGCTGTTGTAGCTGATCTGTTCGTAGGTAGCCATGATGTTTCCTTGGAAGTTTGAGAGAGGGGCCGAAGCCCCTCATGTGGTTCAGGCGTTCGCGGCGCCGATCATTCGGCAGGCCCATTCGGGGCGCAAAGCTGCGAACCCGTACAGGATGTCGATACGCATGAGTTGCTCGTCGTTTCGGATGTCGCTGGCTTGCCAGACACGCATCGACAGCCCGTCCTGCACCCGACGAACGCAGCTCAGCGCGTCGCCCATGATCGGCAGGTCAGCCGTCACGAACTGGAACGCTTCCGGGTGGTACATCAGCGACTGGGCATAGCTGGTGCTCGCCAGGCCAACGAAGGTCACCACTTGCGCGTCGAACGCAGTCGTCGCCAGCGTGCCGCCGGTGGACGAAACCACGTTCTTGCGCGGGCCGGTCAGGTAGACCGTGGGCGCAATGCTCGTGGTCGTCGCACCAACTGCCGTGATGGTGAACTGCTGCAGGCTCGGGTATGCGACTTTCGTCTCCGGGTGGCAGGCGTAGACACCGGCCACCGTGAAGACCAGACCGACCGACTGCTTCGCCACCGGGACAAGCGTGTGCATGTCGATGGTCGAGCCGCCGTCAGTCACCAGCGCTGCCGCGTCGGTCGAGCCGGTCACGTCGTCGCTGTTGGTCAGCGTCCAGGTGCGCTCGTTCTCGTAGAAGTCGGCCATGCCGGTGCGGGCGACCATGCCCTCACGGAACTGCTCGGCAATGGCGCCGCTC